ATTTGACATAAAATAAGAATATAGAAAAGGTTTGTTAGATGACCGACATTACAGATCAGCTAAATTCGTCACGCAATATCTACGGTGGCAGTGATCTAACAAACCCTGCTTATAACGCAGCGTCAAAGTCGCTCAATTTATCCAGCGCAACCAACAGCATTGGAAATGCTACAGGTATAACGATCAGTACTGTTCCGTTCACTATTACATATGAAGACAGTGTCGGTTTATTTGGCGCAGAGAATTACTACACCAAAGTAAATCTAAATATCGTCGATACTGCCAACCAGCTGATCATGGTTAATGATTACAGTTCAGCAATCAGAGAAGATGATGTAGCGCTTCTGAATACATATTACGAGGCAACAGAAGATGATTTACAGGATTTAACGACAGTCAATGATTTTGAGCCAGCCCTAAGAGAAGGTGGTATTGACGAAATACCCGAACTTTTTATTACGTTGAACTTAGAAAACAAAGGCACGGGTAATATTTATAACGACAGACACATTGAAGCAAACTTGTATGACTCAGAATTTAATATCGTTAATTATGAGAATCCACTGATACTGTCAAAAGGATCTTTTTTCCTTGGAGTGCATTGCTTCAACACAAGGAGAATCCCATATAAAATCAGCATTACGATTGGTGAGTCACTTCTAATTTATGATCAAATGACTGAGGAGCAGAGGAGGCAGATTCTCGCCTGAATGACTTGCGTGGGTCAGAAGCCTTGATCCAGAACAGGTTCTCAGCACAGACGTTGGTTGTATCACCGTCCTTGAAGTAGACCATTGAGTTGTTCTTGCCCCTTCCTGGTGGAGTTGGGGGTGGCGGAAGGAACGCCAGAGCAACAAGGATGTGCACATCGACGGAGAGAACACGACCACGTCCAATGCGCTGCGTCAAGTTAACTCGTAGATATTTCCTATTTGTCACCTTTGGCTTGAGTAGGTGATCCTTGTTACGTTTGGTGCTTTTGACCTGACCTTTCTTATTGACATAGTATTCAATGCAACACTCATAACCAGGCAGAGTGTGAACAGGAACCCATTCAGAATTATCAATAAAATCTTGTACCACAATTAATTGGGGTATATACATAGCGAGTCTATCATAAGTTTTAATATCTAGATATGTGGTTAAGTCGAGACCACGAATACATCATTTAGCTTACGGAGTTAATCCCAATGTGGATTGATAATGATTTTCCGAAGCTTCTTGGTGCTGAGCTTTACCGTCCTCATCCTGCCTACATCATTGAGATGGCAGTTGAGCCGGTTGTTGTCCACGATTTCTCCAAGCAGCCTGGTCAAACTGTGCAGCTGGATCGTTATCGCTTCTGGGGCAAGCCTGGTACCAAGGAGTCCCGTGAGCGGACCGCTGATCAAACCCTTGGATCTGCTTCCGCCCGCAACATCGTGAAGGACAAGGTTCTGGTGACCCTTAAGGAGTACACCGGTCCTGCTGATTCTCGCGATTCTGCACAGCCCTCCACCTTCAAGGTGGCCCGTGAAACTCTGATCACTGCTCAGCGTCTGCTTCTGGACACTGGCAACCTCAACGTCTTCCACCAGTCCATCGGTTCTCTGACCCTGCTGGACGACTACCGTCGCTGGCGCGACCGTGTGTTCGCCAACGAACTGCTTAAGGCCGAAGCCAACGGTCAGGCTGACTCTGACAAGGGCGGCTACTACCTCCCCGGCGGCAAGGCCAAGGGTGGTTCCGGCGGCACCCTGGGTGTCACCTATGCCTCTGGTGAGTCTGCCAAGTTCAGCGTGAAGACCGACCTCCTCGAGGTGGTCAAGGACATGCGTAAGCGCAACGTGCCTACGTTCGCTGATGGCTACTACCGCTGCATCGTGGACCCCACCGCGATGATGCACCTGCGTCAGGATTCTGACTTCCGCGAGATTGCTCGCTATCCCGGCTCCGGCATGGTCAACCCCATGCAGCCGAACATGGCTCCCTCTGCCAACTTCTTCACTGGCATGGGTCCTGCTTATGGCCAAGCCGGCTTCGTAGCTGGACAGCCGACAATGCCGACCGGCTTCCTCTTCGAGGGTGTCCGTTGGTTCGAGTCCACCAACCTGCCTGAGACCACCTACAACCTCGTGGTGACCTCTGCTTCTTCTAGCGCTGCCGATTACGGTGCCGCTCAGTTGATCTTCTTCGGTCCTCAAGCCGTGGGCGTGGGTATCGGTGGCGCAAACGCTCAAATCCTGCTTAACAACAACGACGATTTCAGCCGTTTTGTGATCATGATTTGGTCCCTGTTTGCTGGTTTTGAAGTACTTAACAAGGACTTCATTACCGTTGGTTACTCTTTCGTTTATTGATAGGAGGTAACTAACAATGTCCGTGATTTTCCCCGGTAACTACGTTACCCATCTGAACGCTTATAACAGCCAGGGCGTTCTCTCGATCCCCGGTATCGAGTTCTATCGCGCTGTCGGTGCTGCCATCATTCCGGCAACTACCGCCAACTCCGTGCAGACCCTTGCTCTGAAGGTTCTGTCTCCTGACCTGCGTGGTGACGACAAGCCTCGTCCCGACAAGAATCTGGTCATCCCTACTGGCGCTGCGATCTACCGCACTGCTATCAGCGTGGTGAACCTCAAGTCCCAGGGTGCTTCTGACACTCTGACTGTGACTGGTGTGTCCCCCGCCGCTGTGCTGACCGCCGCTACCAACGCATTCCCCGCCGCAGGTGCAACCAGCACCTTCAACGGTCTGGGTGATGCAGGCGGCACTGCCTCTATCACCCGCCTTGCTTCTGACACCACCGTGACTGCTGTCACTGGTGCCAACGGTCTGACCGTTGTGGAGCCTGCAAGCGGTGCTGAAGGTGAAAGCCAGTCCGCTGTCATCGTTGAAGTCTGCTACTTCATGGATGGTGGTGCTCCTGATGCAGGTGATGTGCATCTTCCCTACAAGACAGTCTCCTGATCTTGAGCATGAAACAAAGCGTCCTTCGGGGCGCTTTTTTAGTGTCTATAATTAGTAAAGGCGAATTAAAACAATAATGAGCAAATTATTCCAGGACAAAACAACTGGCAAACTTGTCGAATTTATCAGCAAGCACGACAAAGAATATGCCATGATTCGTGATGCAAGCGGATCCGTAAGCTATGTAAATTTGGACCGGCTTGTTCCTTATGACAAGGAAAAGGGACGGCTCACCAATGTTGTTGCAGAAGAAATCAAGCCTGAGCCTGAAGAGCTGCCCCCGGAAACTGTGGTGCCTATCGAGGACACGCGACTCAACCTGAACGCAGCCACTGCAGAACAAATCCAGAAGCGGCTTCCTGGAGTTGGCTATGCCACTGCTAAGAAGATTGTGGAACTGCGTATGTCCCTGTCAGGTGAACGCTTTGCCAATCTGAAGCAGCTGGAGAATGTCCCCCGTGTTAACTGGGAGCAACTGATTGAAGATGACTTAATCTTTATTAGCTAAAATAGAGATATTGAACAGATAGCATAATGAACCAGGCCGCTATTGAGCAAGCTTTATATCTGCAAGCACTCGAGAATAGTGGCGGTAAGGTTACGCCTGAAGAAGCTGCTTTATATGGTGCAGGTATTGGTGGAGGCCTTGGTCTCGGAGCAGGTGTTGCTGCACACGACTTAGGGAGACTGATTAACAATCTTAAGGACCGCGTAAGTCCGTACTATCCAACTGAAAAAGCAAAGTTGGCACAGGACAGCAAGGGCAACCCTTTGACCATGAGGTCCCAAACTGCTGTGCCCCGGAACCAACGCAATAGGTTCAGGCCAGGCAACCGCATGGCCGGTGGATTAGTTGGCTTTGTGCTGGGTGGAGGAGCTGGTCCTGCAATCGCTCAATCCCTAACAGGAGAATCTGATGAGGCACGTCTGCTAGCCAAGTTGCAGGTTGGGGCAGAGCTAAATGAGATTGAATTAGCAATGCTTGAAGACATTGCCACAAAGCACTACGACAACCTTGCAAAATTTAGTAGGAGCGCGTGATGCAATTAGACGAGTACTACAAGTCCAAAGTACGATTCCACTTAGGGTTCAACGCGGGTGCTCAGATCCCTGCTGGTGACAGGGCACGCTTAGAAGAGGCAATGGCGCTTGTGCCTGACCAGATCTGGTATGACGAAATTATTTATCACGTCAAACGGTGTGATATTGCTTGGAAAGCCAGTGCTGCAATTCCGGACGACTACTTTGATCCAAACGGTTCCCAGACACTGAACCCGTCCAGGCAGGAAGTAATCGCAGGTGACGTGCAGCGAACGATTAATACGTCAGATCCTCTGAAGGGTGATGAGTACTTCAGGGAGATTTACTTGAGAGAGTGTGATCGTCTAGCTGAAACACTGTACGTACCAAACTATCGGCGTCCAGAGACAAGGCGGTATGCATTTGAACGCTCAGGAGCTGAATATATTTTGGCCGTGCCTGGTCCTGCTGATACAGCAGTTGGAACCAGAATCTATTTAAATCAAAACTGGCGGTAAGTGTAGAATAGTTTTAGTAGCAGATAATTAATTGTATGACGTGGCACGCACATAAAGTTAATAGCGGGGAACGAGACTATGAGTCTCAGCGAAAGGCGGCTGAAGCAATGGCCGTCAATCCATACCAAGCCGGAATGCAAGATCCCAACATGGGGCGCGAGAACGACTTTGCTCAACCAGACACTGTTGGCAACATTGCTCCAAAAGTGAATTCAAGTGGGGACGCGAATCTTGGAGTTTCAGCCACCACTAACCCTTCTGAGAACCCTCAGGACTTCACTAACCGCAAAGTGATGGAAACGATGGCCAAAATTGCGAATGGTGAAAATCGAAACTACAACGACCACTCACAGATTTACGGATAAGAATTATGGCTAACAAGCGACAGCGTGCAGAACAAATGGAACCTAACCGGTTCAAACAAGCTCAGAGCATGGTGACGCATGCCGGCGCACCAATGAACAATACGCCGCAGAATGTTAACTCGATCAATGATCAGCGAATGACGCTTGATCCGAATCAAGGCCCCTCTTATCCATATATGGATTCAGGGCTTGATGCTAATGATCCACGTGCGAGGGCACCTATTCCAAATGAGAATACTGGGATGCCCCAGTTCATGACTGTTGGTCGTGGATTCAATCAGAATGCATATGGTCTGACTCCAATGCCAGATCCGCAAGCACAGAGTCAAATGGCTGGCTCGTACCTAGGGGAGCAGGCAAAAAACCGTGGACTATACGCTTCAATGATGGGACCAACGGGAATGCCGGTCCAAACGGCACCTGGCGGATCCACTCCGGAGTCTCTGCAAACTGCATCTGCATTATCAGTTCAAGGTGTTCAAAGTGCTGAAGTTCAGCAAACAGGGATGAATATGAAATCCGGCAACCGTACCAAAAAAGCATAAGGTATAGACATGGCATCAACTGCAACAAACAAACAACCCCTGCTTGTCGATCACGTACTTCACTACCTGATTGACACAAACAATACAGTGGTATCTGCACAGGATGTTAGTGGTACTAACTCTGCAGCTCTAGTTGTGGACTCGACATCTGCTGATGGAGCAATCATTGAGGCGATCTATGTGATCTCTCGAGGCACTTCGGCTCATACTTGCAACTTCTACCTGTCCACGGCTTCAGACTTCCTGCGCCCCAGTCAGGGCTTATATCTT